TGATATAGATATTAGACAGAGAATAGCCGACGAAAAAATAAGGGAAATGGATGAGGATCTACTTCCCGTAGGATTTTATGATGATGGTATGGAAGATGAGCCTATGTCTCTAGATGGTGCTGGTGGAAGTCATGATTGGCTGGATCGTTGGATTCGAGTTTAATGGCTTTTTTATAAATACCAAAGATAGGAAGACACCAACACCTTAGGAGGTATGTTCATGGCATTTCAAGTTTCACCGGGGGTGAACGTCAGCGAAGTCGATCTTACTACGATCGTTCCTGCCGTTAGCACTACTGAGGGTGGTATTGCAGCCCACCTTTCATGGGGTCCTGTCCAGAAGCGAATTCTGGTAGAATCTGAAGATGTTCTTGCAAATCAGTTTGGTAAGCCTAATGCCAATACTGCTGCCGACTTCTTCACAGCAGCAAGCTTTCTCGGATATGGTAATAAGCTATTTGTTGTAAGAGTAATCAATGAGGCCACTGGCACTTCAGCCGGTCGCAATGCTATCACGACATCATCTAATACGATGAATACGATCATTGAAAACGATGATGATTATGAGCTTAATTTCTCATCCGGTATTACTGGGGTTGGGCATTGGGTTGCAAAGTATCCAGGTGAGAAGGGTAATTCTCTCCGCATTTCTGTGTGCCCGTCATCAAATGCTTGGTCAAGCACTCTAGCTGGTACCCTAGCATTTACAAATAATAGCTCAACAGTTTCTGGTGCAGCCACATCATTTAGTTCTCAAGTTAGAGTCGGCGATATTCTGCTTGCTGGACCAGATCGCACCGAAGTTGTTGTATCTGCTGTTACAAATGCAACATCTCTAACTCTCAAAAATAGATATGTCGGTAATACAGTAGCAGCACAATCTTCGGTTCAGCGCCGTTGGGAATTCTTTAATTTCTTTGATGCAGCACCCGGTACATCGGAATATGCATCTCTCCGCAGTGGCTCAAATGACGAAATGCATATTGTGGTTGCAGATCAGGATGGAGTTTGGACGGGCACAGCTGATACTGTCCTAGAAAGATTTCCTGCAGTATCAAAGGCATCTGATGCTCTTACCACAGACGGATCATCAATGTATTATAAGAACGTAATCAATGATCGTTCTCAATATGTTTGGTGGACCGCAAATCTAACAGGTGTTACAGGCATTGGACAACAAGCTCAAGGTGTAAACTTTGGTCTTGGTTCTCAAGGTCAACCGATCAATGATTCATTTATCTATGGTCGGGATGGGGCCGCGCCACGTTCAGGTGACTACCTAAGAGGTTATGATAAGTTTAATAATCCTGAAGAGGTTGATGTATCTTTCATCCTTGGTGGTGAGGGTAATTCAACACGAGCCATTCATATAATCAATAATGTCGCTGAAAAGCGCAAGGATTGTATTGCGGTTCTATCTCCTCGTCGTAGTGATGTAGTAAATAACTCAAGTTATGTTGGTAAGGAAGTGGATGATACAATTACCTTCCGCAACCTGCTACCTTCTTCATCATATGCGGTGCTTGATAACGGTTACAAGTACATCTATGACAAATATAATGATGTATATCGCTATGTACCGCTAAATGGTGATACAGCTGGTCTGATGGTTCGCACAGATACTGAGCGCGATCCTTGGTTTTCTCCTGCGGGATTCAATCGCGGTCAGGTCAAGAATGTGATCAAGCTTGCGACAAATCCAACTAAGGGTCAGCGCGATCAGCTCTATAAGAATGGTATTAACCCGGTTACAACTTTTCCGGGTCAGGGCACCATTCTATTCGGTGATAAGACACTTTTGGCTAAGCCGTCTGCATTTGATCGAATCAATGTACGTCGCCTATTCATTGTTCTGGAAAAGGCAATTGCTACTGCGGCTAAATTTACTCTGTTTGAGTTTAACGACGAGTTTACTCGCGCTCAGTTCCGCAATCTGGTTGAGCCGTTCCTTCGTGATGTTCAAGGTCGCAGAGGCATCTATGACTTTAGAGTAGTATGCGATGAGACCAATAACACACCAGAGGTTATTGATCGTAACGAGTTTGTTGGTGACATTTATATCAAGCCAGCACGCTCAATCAATTTCATCCAGTTGAACTTTGTTGCCGTCCGCACCGGCGTCGAGTTCTCTGAAATTGTTGGCAACTTCTAAGGCGCGGACAGGAGGATTTTAAGAAATGGCCTTCAATATTTCAGAGTTTGCGTCAGCGGGTTTGCCACTAGGTGGCGCCCGCCCCTCGCTCTTTAGTGTAATAGTAGATACACCATCTGGTGTACCCAATGTCGGTTCTCGGTTTGCTTTTACATGCCGAGCCGCACAAATTCCTGCTAGCTCAGTCAGCGTGATTGAGCCGCAGTATTTTGGTCGCAGAATTAAGATTGCGGGAACCAGAACATTTGCTAACTGGCGAGTTGAAATTCTCAATGATGAGGATTTCCAGGTTCGTCAAGCAATGGAAGTATGGAGCAATGAGATTAATCGCCATCAGGCAAATCTCCGCGCACCACAGCTTGCTACTTCTGCATCATATAGAACTACGGCCACAGTCACGCAGTATGCTAAGACTGGTGAGCAGATTCGCACCTATCGATTTGTAAACATCTTCCCAACTGAGGTCGGCGCAATCGATCTAAGCTGGGAAAACGGTGACCAGATCGAGACATTCCCTGTCGAATTTGCTTATGACTACTGGGATCTAGTTAACCCAGGTACAACTGGCACGCTGACCGTATAATAGTTCTAGTCAGCGGAACTAAACGAATAGGTCCGCTAAATATAGCGGACCTATTTTTTTGAGGACTTTTGATGGCTATAGAGTTATTTGGCTTCCGCATCGGTAAGGCTGAGGATGAGGCCAAAAAGGCTGCTCAGATACCGTCATTTGTTCAAGAGCAGAAAGACGATGGTGCAGTAGAAATTGCACCCGGTGGTGCATATGGCACATTTGTCGATCTAGAAGGTACAGCGAAAAGCGAGGCTGAACTTATTTCTCGCTATCGTGAAATGTCAATGAATGCTGAAGTTGAAGCTGCGGTAGATGATATTGTAAATGAAGCTCTAGTTACTGATGCCGACGCAAGCGTAATTCGAATTGTTATGGATGACTTAAAGCAATCGACTAGAGTTAAGAAGCGTATTCAAGAAGAATTTGATGAAATACTTGAGCTTCTAGACTTCTCTAATATCTGTTATGAAATTTTCCGTCGTTGGTATGTTGATGGTAGACTTTACTATCATATCATGATTGACGTAAAAAATCCACGTGAGGGTATTAAAGAACTTCGTTACATTGATCCTCGTCGTATTCGCAAAGTTCGTATCCCTCAAAAGAAACAGAATAGCGATGCAGCCAAAGATAAAAACCCTACGGTTCCTGCATATTCTGAATATTATCTTTATAATCCGTCTGGTCTTGCTGGCGCAGCACACTCGCAGGGTGTAAAGATTTCACCAGATTCAATTTGCTACGTTAATTCTGGTCTGCTTGACAATAGAAATCGTATGGTTCTTTCATATCTGCATAAAGCTATCAAGCCTCTAAATCAGGTTAGAATGCTTGAGGATGCAGTTGTAATTTATCGCCTTAGCCGTGCACCAGAACGTCGCATATTCTATATTGATGTTGGTAATCTACCTAAGCCAAAAGCAGAACAGTATCTTCGTGATATCATGATCAAGCACAAAAATCGTCTTGTCTATGATGCATCAACCGGCGAAGTCAGAGATGATCGCAAATTCATGACAATGCTTGAAGACTTTTGGCTACCGCGCCGTGAAGGTGCAAGAGGTACTGAAATTACAACTTTGCCTGGTGGTCAAAATCTTGGAGAGATGACTGACGTAGACTATTTCCGTAAGAAGCTGTATGAGGCTTTATCGGTTCCCATCTCACGTCTCGACCCCAATGGTTCATTTACACTTGGTCGATCAAACGAGATAACCAGAGATGAGGTTAAGTTTTCTCGATTTATAGGCCGTCTGCGCCATCGCTTTACAATGATTTTTGATCACCTAATGGGCATTCAGTTAGCCCTTAAAGGTGTCATGAGTCGTGAAGAATGGTATGAAATGAGATCATACATCAAATATGATTTTCAAAAAGATAATTATTTTTCTGAATTAAAAGATCAAGAAGTTCTTACATCAGAAAAACGTTCTTCGCATGTCTGATGATGAAATTAAAGAACTTGATGCAAATGTCGAGATAGATAATGCAGATCAAATGGATCAAGCCATTGCTGCAAATAAATCTCAACCTGAAATGACACCAGATGAACCACCTGAAAAGAAAAAGCAAGATACTAAAAAGCCTGCACCTTTCTCAGAATCTTTTGATGATGGTATTGTAGCTCTTACTGAAGATGATAAAAAGCTAATTGAAAGTATGTCTCAGGTATTAGAATCTATTGAAGCTGATGAGTTTATAGATATCTCAAAGATTGATCTTTCTGACATTGATATTGATGATAAGCTCAATGGTATAAAAAGAGGGTTAAAGAAGTGACTCTATCTCTAGAAGCAGCAAAAATCCTTGCTGCAGCTATTAAGGCTGCACAGAATGAAGCAGATCGTGTAGAAAGCAAGCTGCTTGGAGAGATTCGTCAAATTCCACAGGGACCAGAGGGCCCACAAGGCCCTGCTGGTGGTCCTCAAGGACCAAAGGGTGATAGAGGTCTTCCCGGTATTCCTGGCCCGCAAGGGGCTAAGGGAGAAAAGGGTGAAAAGGGTGATCGTGGTGATATAGGTCCTGCTGGACCTAAAGGTGATCGCGGTGAAGTTGGTCCGCGAGGTGAAGCAGGACCTCCAGGCCCAATTGCTGATGTATCATCAGTATCTAAGCAACTAACTGATAGATTTGAACAACTATCTCAAAAGATTAGTTCTCAAACATCAAGATTGGCCATGGTTAGCGGCGGTGGATCTGGTGAGGTACTTCTAAGAAAGCTTGATGATGTTGATTATAACTCGGTCAATTCACCGGAAGATGGTCAAGCTCTAGTCTGGAATGAAACTCTAGGTAAGTGGCAAGCCAATACAATATCTGGTGGCGGCGGCGGTGCAACAAATAATTTTACCACTACCATACAAACCCGTGCTATTATTCCCGCATCAAATAATACATTTAATATTGGCTCACCTGGACGCAGATATGCAAATCTATATCTAAGCGGTAGCACAATATTTTTAGGTAACACTATACTAAAGTCCAGCGAAACTGGGCAGCTAAAAATTACAACTAATTCTGGTCAGGTAGAAACACTAGCATCGAATTCATATGTTAATGCTACATTTCAAACAAAAGCAATTGAGCGTGCTGCTCTTGCCAATACCAATGCATCTATCACAAATGTTCGTAGCAATATTCAATCAACCAATACTGCATTACGCACTTTAGTTTCTGATAGACTACAAGTTGCAAATGCTGCCGCAATTTATCAGACAAAGACCGTCGAGCGTTCGGCCCTTGCTAACACCAATGCGTCAATTGCGAATATTCGTAGCAATGTTCAATCAACTAATACTGCTATCAGGACACTTGTATCTGATAGATTGCAAGTAGCCAATGCTGATGCCAAGTTTGCAACAAAAGCATATGCTGCCGCAAATGCCTATGTAAAACAAATTCTTGCTAATACCAACGCATATATTGCATCTGTAGTTGCATCAGGTGGTGGTATTTCAGAGGGCACATTTAATGCCGCATTAGCCAATACCAATCAATCTATTATCAATGTTCGCAGCAATATTCAGGGCACCAATACAGCTCTGCGTACATTAATTTCTGATAGACTGCAGGTAGCTAATGCAGACACCAAATATGCGGCTAATGCATTTTCTCGCATAACGGTAGGCGCCAATAGCATATTTGCTGATAGCAAAGGCGATACGCTTACTCTGGTTGCTGGCGCTAATATTACATTAGCCGCAAATCCTACAACTGATACAATAACCATATCATCTACTGGTGGTGGTGCTGGTGGAGTATCGGAAAGCACATTTAATTCTGCTCTGGCCAATACAAATCTAGCAATTGGTAATCTCAATACAAATCTAACTGGTACCAATACTGCTATCAGAACACTTGTGTCTGATAGATTACAAGTTGCCAATGCCGCAACAATCTATCAAACAAAGACTGTAGAGCGTGCAGCACTAGCAAATACCAATGCATCAATTGCAAATGTTCGTAGCAATGTCCAATCAACCAATACTGCGGTACGACTACTAATTAATGATCGACTACAAATTGCCAACGCCGATGCTAAATTTGCAACAAAAGCATATGCTGCCGCAAATGCCTATGTAAAACAAATTCTTGCTAATACAAATGCTTATATTGCATCCGTAGTTGCCGGTGGTGGTGGTGTATCAGAGGGTACATTTAATGCCGCATTAGCCAATACAAATCTAGCAATTGGTAGACTAAACACAAATCTAACTGGTACCAATACTGCTATCAGAACACTTGTATCTGATAGACTTCAAGTGGCCAATGCTGCCGCACTTTATCAGACAAAGACAGTAGAGAGATCAGCTTTAGCAAATACTAATCAATCTATCACCAATGTTCGCAGCAATATTCAATCAACCAATACTGCTCTGCGTACTTTAATTTCTGATAGATTGCAGGTAGCTAATGCTGCTGTAATTTATCAAACAAAAGCAACCGAGCGATCAGCTTTAGCAAATACCAATGCTTACATCGCAACTAGAGCATCTTGGTCAGCTTTAACTAGCACCAATACCGCAATTCGTCAATATGTTGATACGTCGGTATCTGCATTAGTTAATTCAGCACCAACAACATTAAATACTCTAAATGAATTAGCTAGTGCTTTAGGTAATGATTCTAATTTCTCTACAACAATTACTACCTTAATTGGATCTAAAGCATCTAACACCTATGTAAAACAGACTCTTGCTAATACAAACCAATCAATCACAAATGTCCGTAGTAATATTCAAGGTACTAATACTGCTATCAGGACACTTGTGTCTGATAGACTTCAAGTAGCTAATGCTGTAGCAATCTATCAGACACGTGCAATTGAACGTGCTGCTCTTGCTAATACAAACCAATCAATCACAAATGTCCGTAGTAATATTCAAGGCACCAATACTGCGGTTCGTCTGCTAATCAATGATCGCTTGCAGGTTGCTAATGCTGATGCCAAGTTTGCGACAAAGGCATATGCGGCTTCAAATGCATATGTAAAACAAATTCTTGCTAATACTAATGCCTATATTGCAGCTGTGGTTGCATCAGGTGGTGGAGTATCGGAAAACACATTTAATTCTGCTCTAGCTAATACCAATCTAGCTATTGGTAATCTCAATACAAATCTAACTGGTACCAATACTGCTATCAGAACACTTGTATCTGATAGATTGCAGGTTGCTAATGCGGCTACAATTTACCAGACAAAATCTGTTGAGCGCGCGGCCTTAGCAAATACTAATCAGTCAATCATAAATGTTCATAGCAATATTCAGTCAACTAACAATGCGGTACAAACATTAATTGCTGATAGATTACAAGTGGCCAATGCTGCATCAATCTATCAGACAAAAGCAATTGAACGCGCTGCCCTTGCTAATACCAACCAATCAATTACAAATGTTCGCAGTAATATACAAAGCACAAATACTGCTATTAGAATCCTTGTGTCTGATAGATTGCAGGTAGCTAATGCTGCAGCACTTTATCAGACACAAGCAATTGAACGCGCTGCTCTTGCTAATACCAATGCATTTATTCGTAGCCAGCTTGCTAATACTAACCAGTCAATCACAAATGCCCGCAGCAATATTCAGTCAACTAATAATGCTCTGCGTACTTTAATTTCTGATAGACTGCAAGTTGCAAATGCGGCCACAATTTATCAGACAAAAGCAGTCGAGCGAGTAGCACTGGCCAATACAAATGCATCAATTGCTACACAAACTGCCAGAATAACTCTTGTCAATGATAATTTAACATCAACAAATACTGCATTGCGCGGTATAATTAATGATCGTCTACAAGTTGCTAATGCTGCCACACTCTATCAGACAAAGACAGTTGAACGTGCGGCGCTTGCTAATACTAATCAGTCAATCACAAATGTTCGTAGCAATATTCAGTCAACTAACAATGCGGTACGAACACTAATTGCCGATAGACTTCAAGTAGCCAATGCTGCTGTAATTTACCAGACAAAGGCCATTGAGCGAGCAGCACTTGCTAATACTAATGCAACCATTGTAAATGTTCGCAGTAATATTCAGTCAACTAATACAGCACTTCGCACGCTAGTTTCTGATAGACTTCAAGTAGCCAATGCTGCTGTAATCTATGAAACTAAAACAGCATCAAATCAAAAGCTAGCCAATACCAATCAATCTATCACAAATGTTCGTAGCAATATTCAGTCAACTAACACGGCGCTGCGTACATTAATTTCTGATAGATTACAGGTTGCTAATGCTGATGCTAAATTTGCAACAAAAGCATATGCGGCTTCAAACACATATGTTAATAATAACTTCTTAAGCAAGACATCAGTTGCTGATCAAAATGTTGCAGGAAATGTAACTTTTGCTAATGTAAGTATTAGTGGTAAACTAACAGTTACTGGTAATACAACAATTGTCAAATTAACAACAATTGAAACAGATGATGGTTTGCTGCATTTGGCAACAAATAGTACATCTGATGTTCTTGATATTGGTTTTTTTGGTCATTATGGTTCAGGTAGACATGCAGGGTTCTTTAGAGATTCTGGATCAAAAGAATTCTATGTTTTTGGTGATTATGCTACAGAACCAAAT